AGCAATAAAAGTTATGAGATTTATCAAAAATTACATGTGTATCGTGAAGAATCACTCGTGGCAAAGCTCACTAGCATGAAGCACCCGACAGCAATAGCCATATTGCTTAATAAACACTACGGTTATAATCTCCCGGGTGTGTCTAAAGAAGTATCGAAAAAGCAGACAAGAACGGCAGCGCAAATCGAACAGTTGTACGGAAACAACGCAAGAAAAGAGTTGCCGACCGTTCCAGATGATACATAAACACAAGATATAGTGGTTACGTGAATAATGAACGCAATATACACGAATCACTCTATACGACAAACCGGAGTTTGTCCAAGAGAGCTAAAAGGCAAGGAACTGAGACGGTGGCAGGGGGGTATTGGCAGGAATGACGAAAGCGTCTACTAAGCCCCACAGGCAATCCCAATAGTTTTTATTTTGTACCACAATAAGGAGTATATATGAATACAATCAAAGACCTTTTAAGTAATGGAATAGATATCAATACTGCAAAAAGAATGATTAGTAATTACTCTAATCGAATCAATACAATGAGCGGTATATATAAGATAACAGATATTAACTATGATTTTTCCATAAAGGGTAGAGATGTAACTCTCCAGTGTACTAATTGTGGGAAAATAATTCATAGGACTATGGTTCATGGGAAAAATAAGTGGTCTGAATTGATAAAAAGATGTGATTGTCAGAAAGAAGAAAGGGAAGAGAGAAAACGGTGGGAAATTGAAAAATCTGAAAAAATAAAAAAAACCGCTATCGTAAATCGAGTTGGAGAGATTTTCGGAGATTATGAAATCATATCCGCTGATGATATAGACGAAAAACCAAAATACACAATGAGATGCATTGAATGTGGTGCGGAAAAGATTATTTTAGCAAACAGCTTTGGACAAAGGAAAAATTTTCACTGTACAAAACATTATGTTTGCCCTGTTAAGTATGACGAAAGCTATATTGGGGCAAAGAATAATTTTTTAACAGTTGTTGGATTGTCTAGGTTTGAAAATGGACACAGGGCATTTGTTTGTCAGTGCGATTGTGGGAACATAAAAAAGATTGAACCAACAATGTGGGAAAAAGGATATGTCAAAACTTGCGGATGCCACATAAACATTGATTACCTTGAACACACAGAAGAACTTGACAGATTGCGAAGGATTTATAGTTGCATGAAACAGCGGTGTTATAACGCAAATGCTCCTGCTTATGAAAATTATGGTGCACGAGGTGTAGAAATTTGTCAAGAGTGGTTAGATAACAGAGATTGTTTTATAGAGTGGGCATTAAACAACGGATACGCAAACGATTTAAGTATTGACAGAATAAATGTAAACGGGAACTACGAGCCAAGTAATTGCAGATGGGCAGATGATTTTGTGCAAGCAAGAAACAAAAGACCATACTGCGAATGTAAACAAAGGAAATTAAAGGAATACACAATTAACGGAATAACTAGACCTGTTACAGAATGGTACGTGATTTATGAAACATCACAACCTGCGATTGCGTATCGAATGAAAACATTAGGAATGACATTTGAACAAGCATTGACAACGCCGAAGATGGCAAGTGGCAGACCACGAAAAGAGGTGTTGTAAATGCCAAGATATTCAAATGACCCAAAAGAAACGACATTGAAGCTGCGACTTAACGAAGAAATGAGAACATACATTGAGAACTCGGCAAAACGAAAAGGAATTTCAATGTCAGAATACTTAAGGCAAATGATTTTTAAGGATATGAAAAGGGGGATATCGTAATGAGCATTGATGAGGTAAACAACATTTTCAAACTTGTGGGAGAACTGGATATGTCAAGGATGGAAATTCAAGACCAAATGAGAATGAGTTTGGCATTTTGTGAATTTGCAGAGACAATGAAACCGATTGTCATGAAATACTGTAATGACCTACCGGAGAAATCAACGTATTTGTTCAAGATGTAAAGGAGAAAACAGGATGAGTAACAGAATCATAAGTGCAGGAATTATGAAACAGCTAAAAGAACAGCTGAATGTTGATGATGATTTGCGCAGCGGGTTTGTTTCAAGCATAGAGTCCGTTTTGATTGAAGCGGAAATGGAAGATACAAGGGAGATTGCCGAACACATACTTTTGCGACTGATAGGGGATGAATAGATGTTTGTAGTAAAAGACGTTAAAGATATTCCGGAATATTGCAACGGATGTACAACACTTACCGCAATGCGAAATGCGGCTACAGGCGAAAGAGAATTTTGTTGTAATGTATCTGCATCTCGTTGTGAAAAATTTTCAAAAAACAAAAAAGGCACCGTTGAGCATCCGTCTCATTACTGTGATGGTCGCAAATATGAGCCTGTCAAAGTCATACAAGACTGGAATTTAAATTTTTGTTTGGGGAATGTAGTCAAATACATTGCACGTGCCGGACGGAAAGACGGCGAATCAAGAGAGAAAGACCTTTTGAAAGCCAAACAGTACCTAGAGTTTGAACTTTCAAGCATAAATGAAGAATAGAATACAGGAACTGGCAGAGGTTTCCGCTTTGTGTCACACACCTCCTTTCTTTTTCGGTGGAAAATCTGCCGGTTGAACATAAAAACAGCAAAATGGTATTTTATGGGTTCGATTCCCATATTTGCTTTCGGACAGTTTATTTTTGTTTCTCCTTATTACGACATGAGGCGACAATTAGTGTACGGCGCACGTTCTGTTTTGCCATGTGGCAGAAAAGACTGCGGTTCGATTCCGCAGATTGTCATTTTCACCACACGTTCCTAGGCTTTTTGATACGAGGAATCATAATAGTTGTGTGGCGAAGTGGTACATATTCCACATAATGTCAATTTATCTGCTGTGTGGGGCGCATTTTGTAAGAAAACAAACACCCCCCATAAAGACTATATTCCCATGCGGTGGATAATCGTGAAATTCATACCCCTGTGTTTGCGGATGCAGGGCGCAGTGACAGTCTGCGGTGCTTCGGACGGTCGGCGTCAACATTGGGTTCAAATCCCATAGGGAGCATTGCGGAGACTTACGCAGGGTTTGTCTCCGTGGCGGATGGAATGGGGTTTCCTCTTGAACTGGCGAAAATTCCCCCTAAATTTTCTACAGCGTCATTTCATCCGTCCTACCTTAAAAGCGAAAGGATGTGTAAAATGGGGAATTTTTTTGTGAAAGGTCATCCAAACTACTACACCGGAAAGAAAGTCAATGCAGATGACTTTGAAAAGGCTTTTAACGGATATTTGCATGGAGAACTGTCGCAAGGAAAAGCTGCAAAAGTCGCAGGAGTATCAACGCCAACGTTCCTAAAGTGGTGCGACATGGTTTTTGAGAACGGATATACGCTTTACGGATTGCCGTTCATAAAACAAGAGACGCTTTAATTTGCGATTTAAGGCGTTTTATGTGTTTAGTCAGTAATTTATACATAAAACGAATAAAAGTTGAAAACAGGTGGCAAATTTTACGCCACAGATGTGTTTTGGAAAGTTAGTTCAGATGGTTAGAACGTCCACGATATCAGGATGTCAGAGGTTCAAGTCCTCTACTTTCCATTTGGCAGGGATAGAGATGTACACTCGATAAGCGACAAGCCTTAGTCGTTTCCTTGCCACAATGTTGATAAGGCAGATTACAAGAAAGGCGGTAATGCTATGAAAAGACAAAGAAAAGTCGCAAGTGAAAGACAAATAACATATGCAAACGCTATGGCGACAGCATTGGGTTTTGAACAACGTTTTAATGATGGTGATACAGCATATGATGTTAGTAAATTTTTAAGAGAACACGAACACGAATATAAGGACAACGTAAATAAGCAACTTGCAAGCCCTAGACAGATAGATTATGCAAATACGATATCTGACATATTGCATTTAGGTGTAGAATTTGACTCTAGCTCGCTAAGTTCTATAGTTAATGATTTCATAAGCAAAAATAAAGAGCTGTACGACGAAACGTGGAGAAGAAAAACTTTTGTAAACGGAAATTCTTACGAATATGAGGATTTTGACGGAAAATTACGAGAGAGATTTCCACTGGAATGTAGAGAGTTTATGTACGAAAATTTGTATGGCGTTCATGGTGTTTATGCTTTTGTTGATAACAAAGGCAGTATTGTTTATATTGGAAAATCTGTCAATTTAGCACAACGAATACCATCTTCTTATCGTGAAAGAAGTACAAGCTCTGACATACGGAGTATATTTTATTATGCCGACAACAATATCGCGAATGTAAACGTATTGGAAATTGTAATGATTAGCAAATATAAGCCAAAGTTAAATTCCGATTGCAATACGTTAGACAACTTCACATTGTTTGATTGTGACATTGATATTTCCAATTTTGAAGCGCTTAAACATTTTAATGCAGAGAAGGGCGGTGGTTCAAATGAGTAGAGAGATTACAATAGATGAAAAAAGAGATTTTAAGGGTGTTTGGATTCCAAAAAGATTATATTTATCTCCTAAATTCACTCCGAACGAAAAGTTTATACTTATCGAAATTTATAGTTTTTCAAAAAAAGGAATATGTTATGCCGGAAATAGGCATTTTGCAAATTTCACAGGATTAAAGGAAAATACAATCCAGAAAATGTTGCTGAAATTTGAAAATGATGGCTATATCAATCGTAGTTATACATACAAAAATGGAACTAAAGAGATTGAAAAGCGGACAATTACATTACTTGATAAGTTTTACAAAGAATTTATCAACGAAAAAGAATCAGATAACGATTGCGATGGCATGGATTCAAATCCAGATGTGGTCATGGAAAAAAATCAATGGGGTGGTGGAATAAAAGTCGGAGATAAGTATTCCAGTAGTAAATGTAACAGTAGTTTAAGTGATACAGTAAATGTTTTTCCTACGGAAAAAAAGAAAAACACTAATGCTTTTTCAACCGGAGTGAAAAAAAGTGAACTTGATTTGAAGTACGTTGAAAGCATAGCACAGCAGTTTATAGAAAATGAGTATACGGAAAATGA